TTATTACCATCTTTAAATAACAAAGGAATCGTATGATCTGATCTCCTCTGAACTGTAAAATTATATCTGCCAGGTTGGATTGCCATTAACTTGCCTCAAGTGCAGCGACTTTAGTCTCTAATGTTTCTATCTTAGCAACTGCTTCCTGTAATGCTGCAACCAACATCGGTGTAAATTTACTATAGTCTACTCCCTGATATTCAGGCTCGCTTTCTTCTGGATTGCTATGACTTGTTCGAGTTCCATCTTTTACACCAGTTACTAGATGATTATAATGACCCGTTTCTTGAACTTCGTGTGCAATAAAACCACTGTCATAACCAATATCAACATTATTTTTCCATCTAAAAGTAACAGGTCTTAATGTTTTTATTTTTGTTATAGCATCATTAATATTATTTATATCTTGTTTTAACCTATAGTCTGAAGTTGGATTGTAAGTTGCTACACTTCCATTTGTAGAAACATATCCAACAACACTTCCGTTATACTTAAACTCAAGTATTGTTCCAGTTGTATTTGTCCTATTAAATACTCCAACAATATCTTTAGCGTTTGCAGCTAAAGCAAATGAAGCATATTCAGCAGTAGCAGTAGCACTAACAAATTTTATACCGTTTCCAACATTACCTGTTGCACCTACAGGATCTTGATCGATGCGTATAGCTTCACCAGCTAATACTGTTCCATTACCTGCAACTGCCCATCTTGATTTAGAAGCTACCTCTGATGACGGAGTAACATGAGGTGTACCGCCTGTTTGTAATATAATTCCACCGTTAGTACCAGCTTGAGATTCTATTATTAAATTATTGGCAGTAGCAGAATCTGATCTATGGTGTAGCTTAGAAACACCATCAGTTCCACCTCCTCTTATAAGCCTAAGACCAAAATCTGATCCTAATGTAGTAGTATCACTTGCAAGGTCAATAATTGCATTGTTAGAGTTTGAATTAGTATTTATCTGTAAAGAAGCATCTGCACCAGTTTTATCAAGAGTTATATCTTCTCTTGAAATGAATGAACTGCTCGAAAATTCAAAGTTTGCTTGAAGTGAACCAGTAGAATTATCACCACCAGCACAACTTATACCAAGAATATTAGAATTAACTCTAAATAAACCTGTATCTGTATCATTACTAAAAGCTATAGCTGGTGCAGATACAGTGCCTCCACTATCAACTAAAAGAGCACCTGTCATAGTGCCACCAGATTTTGATAAAAGACCTAAATTATCTTCTGTAACTTTTCCTATGGTCCTAAATTGTGCACCATCATATATTTTTAAATTGTCATCACCTACTGCTGAGTCTCCATATAACATAAACTTTACAGGAGAAGATGGATCGCTCGTTCCACTGTTGCAAGTTTTTATAGCATCATAAATGTCATTAATATCTGCACGAACTTGTGCACCAGTACGATTAGCTACGTTATATGAACTAACTTGTGCCATTTAGATTAAATACTTTTTTACCATTCTACCCTCCTTTACCAAAACCAACAGCATTGTATGTAAAACTTCTATTTACATTAGCACCGTTTGAATCTTTAAAATGAACTATAAATTGTGTACCTGTAATGTTACTATCAAGCAACTCATAAAAATCACCTGATGCCATATTCTGTGGAGAAATAGTTACTGAGGGTTTTGGTATGCCAGTTATGCCTGTCGTTCCAACAAAAAATGGTGAAGCAAAAGGAACAGTTTTTGCTCCTAATCCAGAGTCTATTTTAGCAGATTGTTCAGTTCTAACTGGCATGGTTGCTGTATATCCAGCCTCCTCAATACTTATATTTTGTGAACTAACATCAGTATTTAATTTTATCTTAAATTTAAACCCTCTAGCTTTAAACGCACCATTAGCAAACACATTAAAATCTATTCCATTAAAATCTGATGCTTGATAACTAGAACCATTACTGGGAGCAGCACTTGTTGTAGCTACTAAAAGTTGAGCGTTAGTGTTTTGTGCTGCTGCACCATCAAAATTACCATCTTGTGCATAACCATCAAGTCCACCATTAGGAGGCCCTCCAAATTCAGGCCCAGTATCAGGAATAAGTGCTTCAAATGTGTTTATAAATTGAAATGTACAGTTTGAAGTGGTTACTGTTTGAGAAGTACCTGATGTAAAAGTAAAAGTATTAGTAGAGATAGAAGTTATGATATATGTTCCATCAACTCCAGCACCAGACGTTGCATCAAAGATAATTGTATTTCCTACTGCTCTTCCATGACTGTTACTTGTTATAGTAACGGTTGTTCCAGTTTGTGAATATACAGCAGTTACTATATCACCACCTAAAAAGAAAGCAATTGATTGAAAATGTCGTTTTAAAGTTAAAGTAAATACAGATTCTAAATCTAAGATATTTTGAAAATCGTACTCTCCTAATGGTTGTGTAGTAGGGTCAGTAAGTTTTAACGCTCCAGATAGAAGCACAGTATTGGTTTTAGTTCCCGGAAAAGGTGTAGGACTTTTAGTGTCTTCTCTATCTGTTTTGACAAGAATAGAATCTAATATATCAACAAGAGAAAGCGAAACGCTAGTTGTATCAGCACTAAATCTACCACCATCATCTTGAAATTTAACAAGATAAGTACCTGCCAGTGCTGGTACTATTGCATCGGTAGAGTTACCAGCAATAGCTTCAATAATATCTTGCGAGGCTTCAAATTTAGCTGCTGCTCCTGTTCTATTAGTGTGTCTTATATAAACACGACCACCATGAAGAACGTCAGTCTCAGTTGATTGATTAAATCTTAATCTTACAAACTGCTCATTAATTGGTTCGATAGTTAATCCTGATACAGCATTAGGTAAATCTGTTTTTCCTCTGGCAATAAATTCTATTTCCTTTGGTCTGAGAGATAGTCTAGAAAGCAGATTATATGAATAAACCTGTATTGTATAAGTGCCTGGAGGAGTATCAAGAAGTTCAAAATCATTACTAAATACAACCACAGAAACAAAATTTCCACTTCCTAATCTGTAACTAACTAAATACTGCGATACACCTTCAACAGGTTCCCAAGTAACTATTAATTTTGTTCTAGCAACATTATTCAAAACCACTATTTTTTCTTCAGCAACTAAATTAGTTGGGGGATCTTTTAGTGCTGTTAACAATGAGACTGTTCTAGTAGCCAAAGTAGCTCCAGTTTCTATAAAAGCATATTTATTAGCTACATAAGATAAAGCAGTAATTACATACCCAACGTCATCTTCCTCTACAACTGATATGACTCTAAATAACTGCGTTTGTAAACTTGAACTAGAAATTAAGTAAGGAGAGTTTGCTATAGGTGCAGATGAAAAAGTGCTTTGAGTCACTTGCACTCCTTCAGTATCTACTTTCTTAACAGAATTAACTGTGATTACTGCTCCTGAAATATTAGATATAGTTCCAATTTCTACCGTTCCATCTTCTAAAACAACACTAATTTCGGGCGTATCAGATATAGAAGGCATTAATGTATCAGAAGAAGCATCAATAGTAATTGTTGTAGCTGTTGCGGAGATTACACGACCACCTCTTCTAGCTCCTGCTCTTACTGGATCGTTAATTTCAATTACTGCTCCTGGTCTAACCACAACACCAGCATCTATTGAGGTTGAAAAAGTAACTGTCTCTGATTCATTTTGTTCTGCAAAAAGAATTGCACGACCTAATCTTTGTGCTTGAGCACGAGAAGTACACGCAAATGCTTTGACTTGTTTTATCGCAGATCCGTATTTTTGCTGCCTTAAGTTATCTTCAGTAGTACCATCATCTCCTACAATTTCAAAATCAATCTCCCTAGAATCCATATTGAAATAACTAACAGATATAACGGCATGACGCTGTTTTAAACTTGTGCCTTGATAATTAAATCCTTCTATTCCAACATTTGATAAATTAAAGAGATAACTTGCGAAAGTATCTTTATCTTGAGTAATTGTTATTGAGCCAGCAGACCATATAGGCATACATCTCATAACACCAGCTAATTCATTTATTGCTGCAAATGCTTCTTTAGGACTTTGAATATTTACGTTACAGCTAAACCTAGCTTCAAACCCACCAGCTAAATCACTAACTAATGTATTTGCATACTTACTAGCAGCAACAAAACTAAATAGATCAAGATTGCTTTCTGTTATATGCTCACCCAAACCATATCTTGTATTAGTTAATAAATCGAGTAAACACATTGAAGGGCAATTTGTATAAACAGCAGCACCCATAACTCCGTTAAAAATATAACCACTTGGATAAATTATTCTGCCAGTTTCATTATCAACAGTAGGAGTACCAACAAACGTACAATTTGATGTTGTAACAGTTTGAGAAGTGCTAGAAGTTAAGGTAAATGAATTTGCATCAGGAACAGTTTGTATTACAAAAGTACCATTTACTCCAGCACCAGAAGTTGCAGTGAATACTACTGCTTCTCCAACAGATAAACCATGATTAGTATTATTAACAGTTACAACGGTGGTCGATTGTGTATAAGTAGCAGATACCACAAAGGCAGATGCTCCAGGAATTTTTACTTTTATACCTCTAAGCCGATATTTTCTTGTTGGTATGCTATTAAACTGTTTACTATCTAAACGTAAAGCACAGTAAGCACTGTCTGGGTAAGTCGAGGCAGTATCTATAACTTCTTGTATGCTTGTAAATTCAAAAGCATTTACACGTTCATTACTTGTACTATCTGCTGTGACACGAACAACTCTAAAGTCAACTGGAAAAGCACCATCTATATTAATTCTATGATCTCTGGCATAAGCATCTGCCGTTCTACCACTTACGCTTCCTCCATTATCAGGTGTAATAACATCTGTATAACCGCCTGAATTATATTGCACTTGTATCTTGTACTCAACAGTATCTCCTCGTATATCTCCGTCATCTTCAAAAATTTGTATTGCGGGCCAAGTAAGTGTGATAACAACAGCATCTACATCTGTATTTGTAACTTGACGAGTAACAGGCGACGATGTTGTGACTGTCACGTTTACTGCTGAAGGTGATCTAGTTTCTGCTGGTATCCCAGGTAAACGTGTTTGATTATTCGTTCCAAAACGTGTATCAAAACCTACTTCTGCAAAATTAAAGTCAGTTGGTTGTGGATTTGTACTGTCAGCACTAGCTTTTAATACTGGAGTGTCATCAATAAATACATCTTTTTTTGCTGCCTCTAGATATGCAGCAGTTCCCTTTGTTCTGCCTTCTTTTGATGCTGTGGCAAAACCTTCTATTTCACCTTCAGAAAATAAATCTTGGATAGTAGCAAAACTTCTACTGTGTAAAGTATCTGGAGCACGGTAAGGTGCTGGTGGTCTTCGAGCAAATAAACCTCCTGATCCTTTAATTAACTTATTTTTGTCTGTCATGCTTCTACCTGATTAGTGTCAATAGCTGCTGAAATAACTACAGAACCAGTGAATATCTCTCCATATACTATCGGAACTGGAGTACCAGCCCTTGAAGTATTTTGTATTCCAGAAAAATTAAAAGATAGTTGTGGGTCTTCCTCTGAATTTTCAAGTTTAGGTAATGGGAATAATAATTCACTTACACCTGATAATACCAATGATGATCCTACATAAAAAGCAGCCTTACTCAAAGCACCTGCTTTTGCAAAACCAAAACCTGTACTTATACCAGCTTCAAGTGATAATGAAGGGCCAGAACCTAGAGTAAATGGAAATCCAAAAGATATACCTATTAATGCAGCACCTAATAATATTTTTCCAATCCCTCTACCAGCACCACTAATAACAGGAATAAAATGTATATCTTGTTTTCCTATAGGATAAGATATTTCATCTTCACCAATATCGTAATCACCTATTTTAACTTGATAGTATCTAGGATTCATATGTGCTTCTATTTCTGGGAAATTATTAACCAGAAAACTGACAGCCTGACTTAGATTATTTACCTTTACTTCAAATTCCTTATGTCCGACAAATTCTGCTAACTGTCCATATAGTTTTATTTTACGAAGCATAACGATACCTCTTTCCAGTACATTTTAGCAGCCATTGAGAGTAAGGTTCTCTACAAGATAGTCTATCGGTTAAATGATGAATTACATCACCATCAAAAAATAACGCCACATGATTTAAGGTAGGATGCAAAATACTCATTAATAAAACATCTCCATTTTGTAATGCCTCTTCTGGTCTTAACTCTCTAAATCCAGTTCTCCATGCACAACTTTCAAACAGTGGATTATCTAAAAACTCTTCTGGTGTTGTAGGTCTATCCCAATCTTTTAAGTCTATATTTTTTTCTTCTTTATACCAATCTCTTACTAAACTCCAGCAATCAGTGATACCCCATACCCATTGACGACCCAATAATGGTGGTTTGTATCCGCATGGTTCTAAGTATGCCCACTGTTCTGTTTTTGGATTTACTATATGCCAGACAAGACCACTAGCTTCGCAAGATATTTTATCGGCCTGACTAGGTGTGGGAGGTGTTACTGGATGACTATGAACAACTGCTGTTATTTCACCGACATTATCTGCTTTTACATAATCTTCTGGATCGATAATAAAACACTGATGATCTGTAACTGCTAAATTTCGGCAAGGAAAATATCTTTCTTTTCCTTTTACGTTCAATAGCAGACCGCAAGCCTCCTTTGGATCTTCTTGTTTTGCGTGTTCAAGTGCTTTCTGTTTCCAAGTCATGTTGCAAAAGTTCCTATGCTAGGAAAGAGTTTACGAGTGCACTGTCTTTTTGGTATTTTCATACCTACTAAATCAGTAGGTGCTGCTAATTCAAACTCTACAAGCTCTCTATTTTCTGTTGATTTTCTGTCAACAAAATATACTTCTCTAGGAAACTCTGCTGTTGGATCAGCAGTTGCATTAGTTCCACTACTAAAATTTGCAGCGTCTATAAATTTTACTAATGTTCTTATTCTTGTAAGCGTAGCACCTGTTAAATCATTACCAACTGTAGTTTGGTTAACACTTAAAAGTATTGCAGACATAAAGCCTGTCATGTTGCTTATAGAAATTTTAGGTCTAGGTAGCTGTCCTCTTTGAAAAGCAAAACCAGATGCCTGTATTGGAAACCTAAGATAAGAATTACCAGCCCATACTATTTCACCATTAGCTTCATTAGATCCTGAGTGAAACCTGTAAATAGTATTAGCTCCATGTAATGAAGTAGATAATTGAAGAGTAAATAACTCTATGATTGCAGACGGGTTAGTAGATAATAAGTTTGTAAAAACAGATGTATTTACTGACATAGTTAAGCTGGTTCAAATACTTGTCTAAAGGTAGCTTGAATAGTCGCTCTATTGTTATAAGGTATCGACTTACTCCATTGTTCGCAAACAAATTGAGAAGACGAACTTTCCCCTGGAGGTGTAAAAGTAAAGCTGGCACTATCATTTGCTCTTGCGTCAAGAAATGTCTCTA